ACAAATGCACAAACTCCACTATGGCAGACAGGTCAAGCAACTCCAAGACCAACTGGTTCATTATTCTTTATTACTACTCCAACTGGAAATGGTCTTGATACTGATATGACTGTGTTTAATGCAGCCACATCAACATGGGTACCAAAAACTGTAAATTCATATACTAGTGATCAGACAGCAACTAATGGTTTAGATGCTACTGGCGGTCAAGCTATACCTGCAAACACTATATATGTACAAGTTCCAGCGATATCTGAAGGACATTATACATATTGGAAACGTTCAGCGGTTGGTCCAACTGTAGTAACAGGTGATAACACTGCACCAGATTTTAATGCAGGTCCATACACAGCAGAAATCTACGTAAGTGTGCCTGGAGCAAGTACTTTATCAGGACCATATACATTCAATCTAGCAGACGGCAGTGATAACGTCGACTTCCAAAATGCTTGGTACGCTGCTGCAGTACCTTACACTGAGTGTAACGTATTAGATAGCGGTGCTATACAATTAGTTCATACTGAAGGTGGTCAAATTTTACTTGACGACAGTGACAGTGATGGAGTAAGCACAGGATTATTCGTAGAAGCTGGATTTATAATCGGCACAACTGTCGGTGTGAAATATGGCCCATACGACATTGTTAACTTCCAAGCTTCACAATCAGCAACAACAGGAAGCGGTACTGGACTAGACTTAAATGTAAGATTACAGTACGGTCATTATGTAATCACAGGCATAGCAGATGGTGGTTCAGGACATGCACTAGGTGATCAAGTTACCTTTGCAGGAACTAGCTTAGGTGGTTCAAGTCCAGCTGACGATCTATTGGTAGAGATTACAGAACTTACAGCAGGCGCTGTTACAGGCGTAACTGCTATATCTGGAGCACCAACTGATAGCGCACAGCGTTATCTAACACAATTAAGTAATTGGCAGGAATTTACTTATACTGCCAACGAAGGTGCACCAGTCGATGCACCTGCAAACGGTACACTTTGGTTCTACAGTTCAGTATCACAAGTTGATATCTTAATCAACACAAGCACTGGTTGGAAAGGATACAGAAATGCTTCCTATAACAGCAGTGGTTTCCCACTACCTAGCGGTACAAATACAACTGATCCTAATGGACCAATCGTAAGTGCTAGCGAACCAACTACACAAAGTGATGGTACTCCATTAAGCTATGGTGATATTTGGATAGATACTAGTGACATTAACAGCTACCCAGTTATAAATCGCTGGCAGCAAGTTAGTGGCACAGATCAGTGGGTATTGATTGACAATGCAGATGCAACAAGTTCTAATGGAATAGTGTTTGCTGACGCACGTTGGGCAACTAATGGAACAACTAACCCAATTGATGATCCTATCCCAACAATTAAGTCATTACTAACAAGCAATTACTTAGATTTAGATGCTCCTAGCTCATCATTATATCCAGTAGGATGCTTGTTGTTTAATACTCGCCGTTCAGGTTACAACGTTAAAGAATTCGTTGTAAATTATTTCAATGGTAATGATTTCCCAGATGAAAGTTTACCAACTGAAACTGATGCATGGGTATCAGTCAGTGGAAATCAATCAAACGGTGCTCCATATATGGGTCGTCAGGCTCAAAGAAATATGGTAGTCAAGGCTATGAAATCTGCTATAGATAGTAATGTTGCTTTGCGTGACGAAGATAATTACTTCAACTTGTTAGCAACTCCTAACTATCCAGAGTTGATGCCTAATATGATATTACTAGATGCTGATCGTGATTACACAGCATTCGTAATTGGTGATACACCAATGGGATTATCAGATCAGGCACAAGATGTCATAGATTGGGCAACTAATGCTAATGGTGCAACTTCATCAGGTGAAGAAGGGTTCGTATCGGTTGGTCAAACACAGTATATGGGCTTATTCTATCCAAGCGGATTGGCAAACGATTTGGCAGGTAATGCAGTTGCAGTACCACCAAGTCACATGATGTTGCGTACTATCTTGCGTAACGATGATATTGCTTATCCTTGGTTAGCACCAGCTGGTGTTCGTCGTGGTTTGATTGACAACGCCGCATCATTAGGTTATGTCAATAGAAACACTGGAGAATTTGTTCCAGTAAGATTGAGTAAAGGTATGCGTGACGTTCTTTATACATATTCAATTAACCCATTAGTCATATTTACAGGCAATGGATTGTTGAACTATGGTAATAAGACAGCATTCAGAGCTAGCGGCACTGAAAGCACAAGCGCACTTGATAGAATAAATGTCGCAAGATTGGTAGCGTATATACGCCGTCAATTAACAATTGCTGCAAGACCATTCGTATTTGAACCAAACGATGCTTCAACAAGACAGAATATAAGTGCTGTTATTGAAAGCTTAATGCTTGACTTACAAGCAAAACGCGGTATTTACGATTATCTTGTAGTTTGCGATGAAAGCAATAATCCTCCTGCAGTGATTGATCGTAACGAATTATATGTAGACGTAGCAGTTGAGCCTGTCAAGGCTGCTGAATTCATCTATATACCAGTTCGTATATTGAACACAGGGGAATTAGGATCAGTACAGTAAAAATATTGGGAGCATAAGCTCCCAATATTTTCCAGATAAATAAGTACATACGGAGAATTAAAATGTCAGCAGCTTCACTAAACAACATGACTGTAAGATTACCAGGAGTACCCGGTAATGATAATAGTCAACCAAATCAAGGCTTGTTAATGCCTAAACTCCAATATAGATTCCGTGTAGAATTTTTAAATATTGGTGTAGGTGGTCCAAGTTCTGGTTTAGCACTCACTAAACAAGTAATGGATTGCACAAGACCACAAGTTACATTTGATGAAATAACATTAAATGTCTATAACTCAAGAATGTATTTGGCAGGCAAGCATTCATGGAATGAACTAACTATTACTGTACGTGATGATGCTTCTGGCTCAGTCTCAAAAGCTGTTGGTCAACAATTACAGAAACAATTGGACTTTTATGAACAAGCCAGTGCTGCTGCTGGTCAAGATTATAAGTTCCAAACTAATATTGAAATACTAGACGGTGGTAATGGTACAACGAACGTACAAGTTCTTGAAAGATGGGAATGCTATGGTTGTTTCTTAAAAGTAGCTAACTATCAAAACTTGAACTATGCTGAAAGCCAGGCAGTAACTATGCAGTTACAAATACGTTATGACAATGCATTACAGACACCACTTGGTTCAGGCGTTGGCGCACCAATTGGACGTATTGTTGTAACACCACAAAACTCAGGTATAGTAACAGGCGTAGGTTCAGAAATTCCTAATTCAGTAGGTTAAGAGTAAACTCCTATGGGATTAGGAAGCTGGGGTGAAGAGCTTCAAGGTTTTCTAGGCGGCTTGTATGGAAGTGATTATGTACGTGACTTCCATCACGCCGCCAAAACTTTTAGAACAAACTTCTATCAAAACGCCCCCAAGTTTAAATTTTCGTTTCACGTTGTTTTTGAAATAAACGACGAAGCTTGGCCAGATAGTATAGGTGCTGGTCAAAATTTTGGACTACTTGTAAAAGACATTCAATTACCTACTTATAAAATGGATGTCAAAGAATATAATCAATATAATCGTAAGAGATTGGTTCAAACAAAAATTAATTATGAACCAGTAGAAGTAACTTTTCATGATGATAATGCAAGCCTTATAACTAGTATGTGGCATGCTTATTACACTTACTACTATGCTGACAGTAGAAATCCTCAGATTGAATTTAATGATAGTCCTGGAGCAGGCGCGATAGGACAATTACCTGCGCTTACATTACCAAATATACAACCTAATGTTGGCTATAACGGTAGAAACATTTATGATGTAGGCTTAGAGGGCCAATTAAATTGGGGTTACATTGGTGAACCTACTAGTGCTAATCCAGACTTAAGGAAACCTGCATTCTTTAAAAATATTACAATATTTGGTTTTGCACAACATAACTTTGTGGCATATACTTTAGTCAATCCTATGATAAGAAGTTTTGGACATGACAAATATAATTATGATGATAGTCAAACTACAATGAAAAATAGTATGAACTTAGATTATGAAACCGTAGTTTACAATGTTGGTTATTTAAATGGTCTAGCTCCTGACGAAATAATAAAAGGATTTGGAGATAGTGCGACTTATGATAGAACGCCAAGTCCTATAACACTACCAGGAGCTAATGGTCGTGCTACCGGTCAAGGCGGTTATCTAAATGCTATATCAACTGGTTTAAAACAAATAGAGCAAGGAAATTTTGCTGCAGGTTTATATAATCTATATGGTGGATATAGAGCGCAGAAAGGTAGAAATATTTTAGATGATATGAGACAGGAATTTAAACAAGGATTAAAAGAAGGATTTAATCCATACCCAATAGAAAATAGAAATACTCCTTTCTGGACTCCTGGTATCAGCCAAACACCTACTGTAGTAGGTCAAGCAGGTGGTCCAACAGTTGGGGTAGTTCAACCTAATCCAGTAAATTATATATTACCTAGCGAACCTATTGCTCCGCCTATTCCTCCTGATGAGTTAGAATTTTTCCCAACAATTCAGCCAGTAGAAGATTTTATTCCAATAGCGTTACCTGCAGTATTACCAAGCAATCCTGCTCCTGCGCCTAGAGAAGTTGTTGCCGGAATACAAATAAATAAAACTATACAAGCTGATAGTCAAATACTAGATAACTTACCTTACTATGTGAAAACAGATGAGAATGAAAGATTTAATTCAAACTTTTTATAATTAACCTATGCCAACAATAATAGACAATAGAAACAATATAGATCAGACGATAAGAATTTTTGATAATTTTTATAGTCAAGATTTAGTAGTTAACGCCTCTGAATTTGATGTAATATATGGTTATTTTTCCTCTGTGTGTGAAACACAAACAATTGCTAACAATTTTACCAGTGCATTATTCATGGTGTCACAGGCTACAGGTACTTCAGCTATGGATTTACTGTCACTTCTACAAGGAACTGGTGACGTAGTTAAAATGAATAGTTTGATGTGCTATTATCTAAATTCATTAAAATCACTAACTTGTTTATATGGTATTGGGGTTATTCCTAAACCTAATCAATCAGTAGCTCGTAATGTTGTACAATGAAAAAATTTGCACAGGGTAAATTTGTTCCCAAAAATCCACATAAGTATATAGGTAAAAACACACCAAAATATCGAAGTGGATGGGAACTAACTTTTATGATATTTTGTGATAGTAATGACCATGTCATATCATGGGCAAGCGAGAGTATTTCAATTCCCTATCGCAATCCATTAACTGGTAAAAAAACAAATTATATTCCTGATTTCTTCGTGTTGTATCAAGATAAAATGGG